AGAAGGCGGCGGCAAGGCAGAACGGCGAGGAGGTTGACGACTCGCACCCATGCTATGTGGTCAGTGTCCAGAAAAACAGGTTTTCTCCATTCCTTGGGATGGCGGGCCTCTACCAACATCGAGAAGCGCGCCTGCTCTGTAACAGCAGACTGCGCAAGTACTTACCTATTGATTTAACGGAGGACGAATGCCGGTCAGACGAATTACATACTGGAGAGTCAGCCTCGGTCACACCGATCGATGGTTCTCCGACGAAGAAGACGCACGGTCTTACGCCAAAGACCGAGCCGCCGACCCAGAGAACTGGGACGGAATACCTTTCGTGGCAGAGCTAACAGACCGCGAGCTGATAACCCGCATCAACGAGTTGGAGTCCAGCAAGAAACTGGGCGCCGAGTTCTGTTCCTGAAATTCGCAAATTTAACTAACGGAGAAAAATATGGACGGCTTAATTTTGCTAACACTAACGGCGGTCACGATGTACTCGTGGGTCCGCAGCGAGCTTATTAGCTACTTGGAGGGCTGTGATCTTGAGTCTAAGTGATTACCAAACGCTGATAGCGGCGTCACGCTATGCCCGCTGGCTGGACGACGAGGACGGTGGGCGCCGTGAGTCCTTCCCAGAGACAGCCAAGCGATACACCGATTACTGGTTAGACAAGGGCTTCATCAAGGAGGACGAGGCAAAGAGATTTACCAAGGCGATTGCCGGGCTGGACGTCATGCCATCAATGCGTGCCATGTGGACCGCAGGCGAGGCGCTGGATCGCGATAACGCCGCTGGCTTCAACTGCTGCTACACCGCCGTGGATCACATCCGTGCCTTTGACGAGGCGTTCTACCTGTTGATGTGTGGCTGTGGCGTGGGCTTCAGTGTGGAGCGTCAGAACATAGCCAAGCTGCCAGAGGTGGCCGAGGACTTTCACGACAGTGGCACAGTCATCTTGGTTGCCGACAGTAAACAGGGCTGGGCGTCAGCATTGCGTCAGCTTATCAGCCTGCTCTACTCGGGCCACCTGCCCAAGTGGGATGTCAGTCATGTTCGACCCGCAGGCGCAAGGCTCAAGACCTTCGGTGGTAGGGCATCAGGCCCGCAGCCACTGGTTGACCTGTTCGAGTTTGTTACCCGCACCTTCAAGGGCGCGTCTGGTCGCAAGCTGAACAGCATCGAGTGCCACGACATCATGTGCAAGATCGGTGAGGCCGTGGTGGTAGGCGGTGTGCGCCGTAGCGCAATGATTAGCCTGAGCAACGTCAGTGATGACCGTATGCGTATGGCCAAGTCTGGCGCGTGGTACGACGCCCACGGACAGCGAGCGCTGGCCAACAACTCGGCAGCGTACACAGAGAAGCCCGACTTCCATGTGTTCCAGACCGAGATGAAGGCCCTGTATGAGTCGTTCAGTGGTGAGCGCGGCATCTTCAACCGCGAGGGCTGTCACAAGAAGATTGAGCAGTACGGCAAGAGAGACCCAAACCACGAGTGGGGCGGCAATCCTTGTCTTGAGGTGACCCTGCGGCCCAATCAGATGTGCAACCTCTCTGAGATAGTGGTGCGCCAAGACGACACACTGGCTTCGCTAAAAAAGAAGGCCGAGGTGGCGAGTGTGTTTGGCACGCTCCAGTCAACGCTGACTGACTTCCGCTACCTGCGCAAGGTTTGGAAAAACAACTGCGACGAGGAGCGGCTACTCGGTGTCAGCCTTACCGGCATCTGTGATCACCCGGTCATGTCTGGCCAGGAAGGTATGGACAAGCTGGGCAAGTGGTTGCGTGAGCTTCGCACGGTAGTAGAGCAGACCAACGCGGAGTGGGCTGATCGTCTGGGCATCAACGCCAGCACATCGGTAACGGTAGTAAAGCCATCAGGCACGGTCAGCCAGCTGGTAGACGCAAGCTCGGGCATCCACCCGCGCTACAGCGACTACTACATCCGCCGGGTACGTCAGTCGGTGAACGATCCGCTGACACAGTTCTTGATTGATCAGGGTGTGCCACACGAGCCCTGCGTCATGAAGCCAGAGAGCACCATCGTCTTTGACTTTTACATCAAGAGCCCGGATCACAGCTTGACGACAGATCAGGTCGGCACCATCGACCAGCTTGAGCTGGCCAAGTGCTACGGAGATAACTGGGCGACTCATACGGTTAGCTGCACCACCTACTACACCGACGACACATGGTTTGCCGCGTGCGATTGGATGTGGAAGAACTGGGACAGCCTGATCGGCATGAGCTTTCTGCCGCACGACGGTGGCACCTATCAACAGGCGCCATACGAGGCGATCAGCAAGGCCGAGTACACGCAGATGTCTCTGTGCGTTGAGCCAATTAACTGGTCAGAGCTTCCGGCTTATGAGAGGGGCGACACCACTGAGGGCGCTAAGACAGCGGCCTGTGTTGGTGACGCCTGCGAGCTGTGAGCAACAAAGCATGGTGGGATGCGGACCATCCGCCCCGCGACTACGCACTAGCCCTGCTGGAAATGCAGGGCGAGCCAGACCGCCAGAAGAGTTTTGTGGAGACGCACGTACCCGAGCACCTTCGGGATCTTGTGCGCGACCACTATCGGACGGCAGTTGCTCTGGGAGGTAACGAGCAATGAACAAGGAAAAGCTCAGGGAAGAGATAGCACTACAAACCGAAGAGTTTCTCGCCAACGGCGGCGTCATCGAGGTGATACCGCCGGTCAGGTTCTGTCCAAAGTCCATGGACTGGGCGAGAAAACGCGGCTTTGACTACATGCCGTGGAACAATTACGGCGACCCGATCGCCATGAGCAAGGACGGCTGGGAGAGGCTCGGTAACAACAACTATTACCGACCTCCGGCGCCGACGGAGGAATGAATCATGGATGAAGAATTTGAGGAGATCGAATTGCTTGGAGATGAATACCACCACGCACTACTGGGTGCCGTGTACGAGCAGGACGGCACCCCGGTGCCCTGCTACTCAAGCGGCATGATTGTGGACGAGCTGATGCGCCAGGGTATGTCCGAGGAGCAGGCGGTTGACTGGATCAACGTGGAGACGGAGGGAGCCAAGATACTTTGGATCCATCCTCTTGAGATACAGCCCGACTTCACCCCGGACAACAAGCCACACCTGCGGCTGGTGCACTGATGGGCTTCGGTGGACGAGTGAAACGCAACATTGCGGATAAGCACCTTTCTGACGCTATCCGCAAAAGTGCCGAGTGGAAATGCCAGCGGTGCCGGAAGGACTACACCGACAAGCCGCAAGGTTTGCAGTGCAGTCACTTCTTGTCCCGTATGCACTGGGGGTCGAGGTATGACCCCCGGCAACTGAGCCTGTGCGCCTACTGCCACAACTTTGTTGAGGGGCATCCCGTTGAGCATATAGAGCTATGGAAATCAATACATGGAGGTGACGATGCCGATAAGGCAATTGAGGGAATGGTGGAACTCGCCGCCTGTAAAGGACGAGCGCAGTACGCCAGAAACAACATCAAAGCAATCAGCGCCCACTATCGCGCCGAGTCAAAGCGACTCGACGGGGAGCTGCAAAGAGCCAAGGAGGGCAAAACGCATGACCTCAAGGTCTATGGATACATCAAGCCGCAGACACCTCGTAATCCCTGATGTCCAGCACAAGCCGGGATGTAGTACCGAGCACCTGACGTGGGCAGGCAAATATGCAGTTGAGATGTTGCCTGATGTCATCGTGGTGATCGGCGACTGGTGGGACTTACCCAGCCTGTCCAGCTACGACAAGGGCAAGAAGTCATTTGAGGGTCGCCGGTACGTCAAGGACATCGACGCTGGCAACGAGGCCATGGACGCATTCATGGCTCCGATCCACGCGGAGATCGCCCGACGCAAGAAGGGTAAGAGACGCGCATGGAATCCCGAGCTGCACTTCACGCTGGGCAACCATGAGAACCGCATCACACGGGCAGTGGATGACAGCGCCGAGCTAGAGGACTTGATGTCGTTTGACGACTTCAACCTTAAGGAGCACGGCTACACGGTCCACGACTTCCTAGAGCCAGTTGTGATCGACGGGGTCGCCTACTCGCACTACTTCACCAGTGGCGTGATGGGTCGGCCGGTTAGCAGTGCCGCGACCATGCTCAACAAGAAGCACATGAGCACGGTGATGGGGCATGTGCAGGACCGACAGATCGCCTACGCCAAGCGTGCCGACGGTGCGCGGATAACTGGCATCTTCGCCGGGATCTACTACCAGCACGACGAGGAGTACCTAACGCCACAGACCGGCACGTCAACAACGTGGTCGGGCGTGTGGATCTTTCACGAGGTGCAAGACGGCAGCTTTGACGAGATGCCAGTCAGCCTCTCATTTTTGAGGGATAAGTATGGACTGGAGAGCTGACCAAGAAATGTCCGAGCTGTGGGAGCTGATCAGCATGGTCAGCGACGTCGAGGATGTTCCCATCTCAGACATCAGGGACCTTGCAGACGCTTACGGCATAAGCATCGAGCGCTTCGTCGAAAAGTGGATGAAGCTGGTGGACGAGGGTCACATTGTTATTAATCAAGCGGAGGCGCAAATGCATGACAAGCATTAATGACACCACGGAGTCGGACTGGGACAAGATCAGAGAGGACCGCTATCACGATAACCGAGGCTACGACATGAAGGACGCGACCTGCACCCTGGTCAAGCCCTTGCCGGAGCCCGATCCGGTCAACTCTCCAGCCCACTACCGGGTCGCAGAGATCGAGGCCATTGACTACATCAGCGGCCAGCTCGGATCAGGGGTGAAGAACTACCTTGAGGGCAACATCCTCAAGTACATGCACCGCTGGCGTTACAAGAACGGCGTGGAGGACCTACGCAAGGCCAAGTGGTATCTGGACAAGTTGATCTTTGAAGAAGTGCAAGGAGAGTAGATGGGACCGGAATTAGACGAGGTAATCCAGAAGTTGGTTATCTGGGGAGTGATCTGGCTAATCGCCTTTGAGGCGATGGCGGCCAACAAACGGCAAGGAGGCTAAATGGAAAAAGCAAATCGATACGTAGCATTATCGAGAAA